TGGAGTCATTTCATTTACTTTTAATTTTTGTCTTGGTTTATAAGGATCTGATTCATCGGTGATTTGAATTATACGTTCTTCTGTATAGTAAGTTTGAATCATTTGTAGGACTTTTTCTGCTAAATATTGTCTAGTTTTAGCAAGGTTGTCTAAAGGTACTTGTAACAATAAAGACCCTCTACCTTGTTTAGCTTGAATAGCTACACCAGATACTTCTGGGCTATCCATACCGAGCATAGCATCTGTAATACCGCTTATTTCTTTTATGTTCCTTGCAGCTTTTTGGCCTAATCTATCTAAACCAGTAGGTATTTGGTTAGGTGGTATTTTACCGGGCGGGGTAGAACCTCTATTATACTCTAGAACTAAACCTGTCTCAGCCCCGTGTTCTTCTAAATCGTCTGCGGTCATACCAGACAAAGAACCAGATTCTACAATCCACCCGCTATTTGCAGTCGTATTAACGATGTGCAGTTCTTGAGAAGTTATCTTGTTAAGTTGTTCTTGTGGAGACAACAAGTTTCTTACCATCCCAAACGGTTTGCCTCTACGAAAGTATGGAAAGTATGGCACGATTGTAAAATGGTCATATGGAGAATAGTCATCGAATAACACTACGGTATCTGCGGTCACAGTCCAACGGACTCGTCGCATTTTTTTAGAAATAATTCCTAAGCCATAAGTATCTGCAAACTCTTCTCTTTTCTTTTTACCCCAAGCATTTGGTATTTTTCTTTTATCACCTGTGACCGGGTCTACATAATACATACAGTCATCTAGTTTGTAGTATTGTCTTTCTATTACACGAATAGAACGGAGCATTCGTGCGTTTTCTGGATCACCCGGATACTGTTGTCCGTAATTATATTCGTCTGTATCTCCGTACCTAGACTCTTCAAACTCCATAGAATCAGCACCTAAAGTTGTACCTGTTTCTGCTAAAAACCTTAACTTATCTGCTTTGTCTTGACCATAAGTTTCTTCTATCTCATCTATACTCATCCATTTACTTTCAAATATTTCGTTCCATGTTCTTGGGTCATAGTGTTTTGCATCTGGGTCAATAAGAATATCTAATGGATCTTTTGCCTCTATTCGAACTTCACCATTTACATGATCATCAAAATCTATACGTACGTCAAAGTAGCCACGGTCTTGGATAAGGCCATCTGAAAAAACTTGGGCCTCTATCCAATCTAATTTATTATTGTCGGCTATTTGGGCATAAACCTGAGTAAGAACGTCTGCGATTTCTTGATTGCCGCCGCCCCTTGGTTTGAACTGTATGTCTGCTTTTTTTGTACTTTGTTCTGCTAGAACAGCATTAACAGTGGGTAGTATAGTATTAATAGTAAGAGCAGGACGTCCTTGGTCATCTAAGTTCTGCATATCAAACTCATCCCATTGTTCACCGCGATAATAAGCATCGCATTTTTTCGCCATGTGAATGTAGTCTTCATGGCCGTGATCCCTAGCACGCACATAGGCGCTAAACTGAGTTTTTGCTAAAGTTAGTTCTTCGGCTTTTGTTAAATTCTTTTTTGGTTTTTTAGTTTTATACGCCATTTATGCACTCATTGCCGATTTCTTTTTCGACCCTTTTGCTATTAATTCTAACCTATCTCTCCAAGAAGGTACATGTTCTGGTGATTCATAAAAAGTAGCATACTCCATAATCATCAAACCGACCCAAGCCAAAGCGTCGACCTGATCATCATGCACGCCATTAGGAAAACGCAAAAGTTCAGCAACCATGGTACCTGTCCAAACAGAATCTGCAGGGAAGTAAACTCTACCCTGTTGCATCCTACCTTGAATTGCTCTTGCTCTTGCTTCTTTATCACGTCTTCCTACTTTTAGATCTTTAAAATATGCAGAGTGTAACCTACGTTCTGATACACGTTTTTCTAAGAACGGCCCGATAGCCATCTCAATATGGCCTCTCTCAATACCAACAATACCAGGTCTCCATTGTTCATACAAATCCAATATTTTTTCTACAAGTTCATAACCGTCATACTTGCCCCGGACAAGGTCAACTACAAACATATTATCGTACTCATCAATACCTACTACAATACCAACAGAAAAATCATTTCTATCTCTTTGTCCGATAGCTAAGTCCCACGCACAATAATAACGAAGTCTATCATAATCTATTTCATCTGGCTCATAATATCTAACCATATCACGTGTAAAATAATCACCCTCATCTGATACTGGGTTTTGTTGATACAACGCAGTCCAATCTCTTGGACCAATTGCACGTTGAATCATTTCTAATGATTCTAAATTATAACGTTCGGGGTGCAGGGGCTCGCCGGCTGCACGAAACTCTTCATCCTCTTCTGCGACTGCAGGATACTTAACCACTTCCCATGCGTCTGCTCCATCTTCTTCTGCAGTCAACAATTTACCAGCCAAGTCATCATCGTGCCACCTAGTCAAAATGACTAGTATACCCCCACCAGGGGAAAGCCTGGTATAAGCAGTAGAGGTATACCAGTCCCACGTGGCCTCTCTGTTATTTTCTGACTCTGCATCTTCTCGGTTTTTTACCGGATCATCAATTAATAGTACGTGCGCACCTTTACCTGTGATACCACCACCAACACCAGCTGCTACATAACCACCGCCCTCGGTTGTTTGCCAAGACTCTACAGATTGTGAATCTTTATCTAGTTTTGTATTTTCAAACACATTTTTATAAGTAGGTTCTCTTAAAACTTGTCTAACTTTCCTAGAAAAACTCATAGCTAAGGAACCAGAGTACGAACAGCTAATAAATTCATGACCAGGGTTACGTCCTAAATGCCAAGCAGGGAAAGCTATACTGGCTAGAGTAGATTTGCCATGCCTAGGCGGCATAAACAACATTAATCTGGGAGATTTTTTCTCTGCCACATCTTGACTAAATTTCTCTAGTCTTCTGCAGACATCTTTATGTACCCACCCTGCTTGGTAATCGTGATTAAACTTTTCGACAAACGGCAACATACGTTTTCGCGCTAAAATACGCAATGCAAGTTCTTTTTCGGCTTTTAGTTGCGCGTTTTCTTCTTTTTTGCTTACTTTTGGTTGTTTTTGGGGTTGTGGAAGCTGATCTGCCTCATCGGCAGCACAATACACGCATAACCCTTTAGGTAATACGAGATTATCTGCTAAAAGTTTCTTACACCTATAGCATTCTAGCTTTTTGTGCTCCATTACTTAATATTTATAAGTTTTTTTCTTTTTTGTAGCCTTTTTTTTCTTTTTTTTCATCGGTTTTTTCTTACCGTACATATACCCTGGCATATTTTTCTCCTTTTGTTAACATTTCCAACGTTTTCTGGCTTGTCTTAGCCTAGAATTCGGGTTTCTAGCTGCTTTTGGGAACTTTTTCATCTGTCCTGCGCTTCTTGCGCAGTAAGATTTACGTCTTTTAGCTGCTTTTGAGCCTCTTTTGACCTTTCCCGTTACCGCTGTCTTTAATTTTGATCCTGGATTCTTCCTTCTGTAGGCTGCTACGCCTGCTTTAGTCATTCCAGCGCCTTTTTTTGTTGGCCTAAAGTTCTTTTTGTTCCTTTTAGGCATATTATCTCTTTTTCTTGGCACGAGTCCTCCTTTTTACTGCTGGTTTTCTCTTCCTAACAATAGTTTTTACGTTACGTGGCTTCCCGCCTGGATTTCCCGCCGCACGTTTTCTCTTCACTGCGCTTCTACGTTGAGCTGCAGTCATAGACCGAGCTTTCGAACGTGGTACGCATTTCGGGTACTTACGTTTACTTTTACCTTTCGCGGATTTTCTACCGCAGGCTTGATACTTGCCCTTTTTCTTTGGGGCACCAATATCAACCCAATCACCCTTGGGGCCTTTTCCAAACCATGCGGTTAGGCCACCAGTAGGCTTAGCCATTATCTGTAGCCGCCACCACGTTTTTTGTAAGTTCTAACTAGCCAACCATTGGCGTATGCTGAAGGATAAACCTTAAACTTCCGTTTAGCTTCAGCTTTTACCCTTGCATATAAGGTTGGATTAGTTGGCTTCGCGCCACTTTTCTTTTTAGTAGTTTTTCTTTTTGCTGGCATTTTTACCTCCTGTCTTTGGTATGCTCTTATACTTATTCATCTTCTTCGCAAATTTTTTCATATTGCTTGGGTGGGGGGCATTTATTCCTGTACTCTTCATTATTTTTTCCCTTTCTTTACCATTTTTTTCTTTTTAGATTTTTTACCGGACATCTTTTTTGGGGGTTGATTTATACAATGCATTATTTCTTTCCTTTTTTCTTTTTTGCCATCATAATTTTTTTCTGAAGAAACTTAGGCAAAGTTTTTTGCTTTGCGGTTAGTTTTTTCTTTACGGGTTTTTTCTTTTTCATTTTCATAAGTTCTCCTTAATAACTTTTTTTCTTTTTAGGTTTTTGATACGCGAACTTGTAATTAGGTTTTTGCGCGAGCTTGTAATTAGGTTTTTGCGCGAACTTGTAAATTTTACGTTTAGCGTTTGTTGCCTGTGCTTGTTGTTGATATTTAGCGGATGCGCCTTTAGCGGATGCGCCTTGTGCTTTTATCATTGAAATTTTTCTATCCATGGTTTTTGCACTTTCTTTAGCTTTTTTGGTTATTAACTTTTGTTTTTGCGCAGTAGTCATACCTTCTGTACTAGCCCCCATACCTTTCATAAATGCTTGAGCGGGTGTTCTAACCTTCCTTGGTTTTTTTCTTGTTAAACCTTTTGCCATTTTCTTTAACGTAGCCATATATTATTCTCCTTTTGGTTCTAAGTATTGTGTATCTACCCCAGCTAACTTTAGCAGCTCAGAATCTGGTAGTCTTTCTAATCTTTCTAATTTATCGACATTTATATTAACTTGGGTTGCTTGCTCGGGTGCAAATAGACCGTGGAGCTTGCATAAAGAATCGACAACATTTTTTTCTTCGGTAGAAGTTGATGATTTAC